GACTGCCTGGAATACGGCGTTGTCTGATGCTGAGGATGCCATTGAGGCTCTTGCTGACGACTTGTACAACATTGTGATCCCTGCTGACATTTTGGCTCAGGTTGCCCGACGTTACGTGTATGAGGGTTGGGCTCAGAAAGATGAGGGCCTGCGGGTTTGGCTGTCGAAGCAGTTCTCTAACCAGCGTAAGGCTGACACGGAACTGACACCCGGTGGTCAACTGCTTGATACTGAACGTGTCTTGACTGAGGCTGCGCGTGCCTACGGCGTGGACCGTGACAGTAGGTGGGTTCGTCAGACTGCTCGTAAGATCTTGAACCCGAATGCGAAGTTTGATGAGGACGACGCATGGAATGAGATCATTGCTGAGGCTGAGTCTTTGTACCCGGTGTTTGCTGGGAAGCTGTCTAAGGACCGTTCGGTTCGCGACTTGGGTGCCGGTTACATCAACCAGTTGTATCGGCGTTTAGAACTTGCTGGCCCTGACGAGGTTGACTTGTCGGATCCTTTGCTTCGTCGCGCTTTCACTTCCCCTAACGATAAGGGTGAGCCTGTGTTGATGCCGTTGTGGCAGTTTGAGCAGGAGATTAAGAAGGATGATCGCTGGCAGTTGACGAATAATGCGAGGGACACGTATATGGCTGCTGGCACTTCGTTGCTTCGTGCGTTCGGGTTTACGGGATAGTCATGGCTCAGACTGATGTTGAGAAGGCTATTGCGCGGATCAATGCGCTTCGCGCCGAGGGGCGTTTGACGCAGCGGCAGGCGCAGGTGTTGCGTAATCAGGCTCGCATGTCTGGTACGCAGAAGGGCGCTTTGGGTGCGTCTGACAGTAGGGCGTTGTCTGCTGCTATTGCGAAGGCTACTGCGCCGGCGAAGTCTAAGGATCCTGAGAAGGAGAAGGAGCCGCCGAAGCCTAAGGCTCCACCTCGCCCTGGCTATGAATGGGTGTGGAATGGGTCTGCCTGGATTGAGACGAAGCTGGGTAAGGACGATAAGCCCGATCAGGCTCTGCCTCCGGGTTACGAGTGGGTGTGGAATGAGTCCTCTCAGTCGTGGGGTTTCCAGCAGACATCGACTGGTACTGGCGACGATGACGGTACTGGCGATGACGGTACTGATACACCGCCTCCCGACCCTATGGCTGGGCAGCGGGAAACCGCCAAGGTTCTCATTCGACGCATGATGGAACAGCTCGGGTTCTCCGAGTCAATGGGTTTTACGTCAGCGGAAATCAACACCATGCTGGCAAAACTGGATGAGTGGATCGGGTCAGGTATGGCTGATAGTGACCCGTCGGGCCAGAATCTTCTGCTCCTGTTCCGGTCAGATAACTCCACTCGTGGCATTTACGAGAAGCGTTTCCCTGGCATGAAGGCTATGGCTGCCCGTGGACAGTCCATGTCGGAAAATGAATACATCGGCATGGAGCGCCAGTACCGGGACACGCTTGCCAGTTTTGACTTGCCCCCTGAGTATTACGACTCTTTCGATGACTACGGCAGGTTTTTCGCCGGGGGCGTGTCCGTGGCTGAGGTTGGTCAACGCGCCATGGCGGCTAAGGCGGCACTCAACCCGAACGTTCTCGCTGAGTTGCAGCAGTATTACGGCATCGGTGAGGGAACCGCTACGGCCTACCTTCTTGGTTTGACTGACGATAAGGGCGTCATGCTGGCATCGGATGCTGCTGCCCGTAACCAGCGGCAACTCGCTGACGTCAACCGCAACATTCAGATCGGTGGGTTGGCTGAGGCGTCAGGGTTCCGCATGGGCCTGGAGCAGGCGTCTGCCTTGTCGGGCACGGTACTGGGTCAGGGTGTGGATCCGTTCGATCCTCGCACCCAGTCCATGTTGAAGGGAACGTTTGATAGTGCGCGCAGGGTTGCGAACAGGGAGACAGTCCTTGCCGGTATTGACCGTGAGGCGTATAGCGAGCAGGACACTCTTGCTGCTGCTTTTGGCGATGAGCAAAAGAAGCTCGCGTCGGAGAGGCGTGCGAGGCGGGAGCGTGCGCGGTTCGCTGGGTCGGCTGGGGCTTCTTCGGCATCTCTCGGGGTTCAAAGGAACTTTTAGTTGATGAATGATTTCAAGTGGTACAGGGTTCACACGGGCAGGTAACTGTCTGGGGGGTGAATGGAACGAAGGACTGTACAGCCTCACGAAGGACACAGACCTGACCTGGGTTCGATTCCCAGCACCTCCACTCCACACCTGGATCGGCAGGCCCCAGGGTGCGTTACAAGACCTGTATGTCACAGCCACATGCAACCCCCCAGTTGTGTGTGTGGGTGGCGGCTTACTCACGGATGAGAAGAGGGTGATCGCCTTATGGCGAATAACGAGTTCGATCTGCCAGACGATTTCGATGACTACGACGATGGTGCCATCACTCAGGTGCGCCGCGCCCACAAGGCAGCGGTGAAGCGCCTGAAGGAACTGGAGTCTGAACTTCAGGGGTATCGCACGGAGTCCCGTCAGCGGACTGTTGCAGATGTTCTCACGACTCGCGGATACAACCCGAAGATTGCTGATCTGATCCCAGGGGATGTCACGAGTGAGGCAGAGATTGTGTCTTGGCTTGATGAGAAGGCCGATGTGTTCCAGCCCGTGACCGTGGCTGTGGACAGCGATGGCGCTCAAGAGGAGCAGATGGGCAATCAGCTTCCGGTGAACGTCCCTCCTGGGTATCAGTATTTCAATGATGTGGTTAACGCGGGTCAAGCACCGGTGGGTGATGAGTCGCAGTTGCTGGCAATGATTGCCGCTGCGAAGAACCCGGACGAGCTGAACAGGATTCTGTTCGGTAACGCGGGTGGACCCCCGGTGTACTAACCAACAACTACTAACCGCGAAAGGTGGTGAATCTCAACTATGGCTAATACCTATACTGGCACTAGCACGATCAGCAATCAGACTGGTCTCACGAACCTCGTGCAGACAGCTTATGATCGCTACGTTGAGATGGCCCTGCGTTCGCAGCCGCTCATCCGTGATGTTGCAGATAAGCGTCCTGTTCAGCAGGCCATGCCCGGTTCGTCTGTCGTGTTCCAGATCTACTCGGATCTGGCGCAGGCGACTTCAACCCTTACTGAGAACGTCGATCCTGATGCTGTTGCGATGAGCAACACGTCCACGGTCACGGTGACCCTGAACGAGTACGGCAATGCTGCCCTGCTCACCCGTAAGCTGGGTCTGTTCTCTCTGTCCGATGTTGACCCGGCTGCTGCCGACGTCATCGCTTACAACATGGCTGACTCGCTGGACTCCGTTGCCATGACGGAGCTTCGCGGTGGCAGCAATGTTCGCTACGCGACGGGTGGTGCGACTGACCCGTCCGCGACGAACACGATTGCCGCTGAGGACACGATCACGCTGGTGGATATCCGCTTCTGCGTGTCGAAGCTGCGTGCTGGTCTTGCTGTTCCGCGTCAGGGTTCGCTCTACGCCGCATATATCCATCCCGAGGTTTCTCACGACCTTCGGTCGGAGACGACGGGTGGAGGGTTCCAGGATCTCCACAAGTACGATGCTTCGGAGAACTTCTGGCCCGGCTTCATCGGTACGATTGACGGCGCGTACTTCATTGAGACGCCGCGCATGTACAACGCGACTGATGGTGCTTCGTCTGCTCGTGCGTTCCGCACGATCATCGTTGGCAAGCAGGCGCTTGCTGAGGCTGTTGCGGAGGAGCCGCACACCATCGTCGGTCCCGTGACCGACAAGCTGATGCGTCACCGCCCCCTAGGGTGGTATGGGGTTCTCGGCTGGAAGCGTTTTCGTGAGGCCGCGCTCTACCGCATTGAGTCGTCCAGCAGCATCAACGCTGCCTGACGCTAACTACTGACGTACCTGTAGGGCCACTCATATATCGGGGTGGCCCTACAGGCGTTGGAAGGAATCACATGGCTTGCAGGACCGGATGTATCACCAAAGACCACGCCACCTATGGGCAATGCCTGAGGGCTGCTTCCCTGCGGGTGGGTTGGGCTAAATCTCACCTGGGCATCGACCGGACCAGGGAGAAAGGCAAGGAATCTGAACTTGGTTTCTACCGTGAGGCTCGTGCCGCTGGGATCCAGCCAGCCTCCACTAGAACTCCCGATATCCAGAAAGCCTTTGAGGTATCGGAGAAGGCAGGCTCTGCCTTTGACGCAACAAACAACACCTTCAGCAATGGTGCCCATTACAGCCCGAAGACTGGGCAGGTAGTTCAACTATAAGGAGTACAGGTGGCGAACGCTGTCTTCCCGAAGGCCAAGGAAGGCTTCCTTGATGGAAGCATTGACCTGGATACGGCCTCTATCAAGGTAGCCCTAGTGCGTGGCTACTCGTACAACACGGCGCACGATTTTGTGGATGATGTGACGGGTGCTGGTGGCACTCTGCATGCCACATCGTCTGCGCTGAGTTCTAAGACTGTGACGGACGGCGTGTTTGACGCTGCCGATATCACGTTCACGACTCCCGCGTCTAACGCGAACGATCATGCCCTGCTGATCTTCCAGTCTTCCGCTGTGGGTGGTGGCGCTGATGTGGCTGCTGGCAGTCAGCGTGTGATCGCCTGGATTGACACGGGCACGGGCATCCCGATTAAGCCTGCCGGTGGTGACATCACCGTGGTCTTCGACAGCGGCGCTAACAAGATCTTCAGCCTCTGACCTGAATGACCGTTATTGACGTAACGGAACGCCCAGTATTCAAGCTGGGTCCTGAACTTTTCAGGATTGTTTACCCGAACGGTGTGGCTTCGGGTGAGGCTTTCGGTACGGCGAAGACTGTGGCGTCTGTGGTGGCTGCTGGTGTGGCCTCCACGGTTACGGTGGGTTCGGCGTCTACGACTGCTGAGGTTGTGGCTGTCGGTGTTGCTGCTGGCCCTGGTGCCGTGGGCACCCCCAGTCTTGTGTCGTCTGTGCATCCGACTGCTGTCTCAGGCACGGAGGCGTTTGGTGCGCCTCAGGCTGATGCCGGGATTGAGTTGACGGGTCTGCCGTCTGGCGCGGCGTTCGGTGACGCTGAGGCGTTCACGTCGATGAACCCGTCTGGGTTTGATGCGTCCGGTGGTGGACTTGGCACACCGAACATCACTCTCACGATGAGCCCCGCTGGGATTGCCTCAACCCTTGCTTTGGGGGATACGGACACACTCGCCACCGTGTTCATTATCCCTGGCCCTGTGGATCCGTCTAACGATTTTGGGAACGCTGTGGTGACGAAGAAGGGCTGGATTTTCCGACCCCCTGTGAACACCTACCAATGGAGGTTGTTCAAGGAGTACGAGGGCATTTCCCTTTTGAAGGAAAGCGGTGTGTGGTCTGAGGTTGCTCACCCTGACCTAGAACGGACGAGGACTGCCGAGAAGTACCTCGCTGGTGGTCGTGACCATGTGGTGTCTACGACTTTGAAGGCCGAGCTGGAGGGGTTGGGCTACACGGTGACTGAGGAGTTTGTGACCACGGAGGCTTACCTGTGACTACATTCAATGAGTTGACAGATGATGTTCTGTCAATGCTTCGCGGGTATGTGCGTAGCCAGGAGTCGGTGACTGCCCTGAATGGGAGCATCAACTCGTCTGTGACGACGTTGACTGTGGATAACGGTTCCCGTCTGGGTATGGGCCGCGCTGAGATTGATGACGAGTTGGTGTATATCGACGCGATCACGACGAACACGGTTGCCCTTCAGCCGTGGGGTCGGGCCGTGGATGGCACTACTGCCACGTCTCACGCGGACAATGCCCGTGTCACGTTCAATCCGTTGTTCCCCCGTTTCTATGTGAAGCGTGCCATCAACGACACGATTGCTTCGATGGGTGTGGAGTTGAAGGCGAAGGATGTGCACACGTTCACGTTTCTGCCTGCGACGAACACGTATTCGGTTCCTGCCGGGGTGAAGGCAATCAATCAGCTTACGTGGAAGACGGTGGGACCGTCAGGTCGTTGGGAGACGGTTCGGCGTTGGCAACTGGATTTGCAGGCGGACACGACCCAGTACGCGACGGGCAAGACTGTGACCGTGTGGGACTCGATTGTTCCCGGTCGCACAGTCCAGGTGAGGTATTTGAAGGATCCGACTCTGCTGTCTGCGGGGTCGGACACCTTGACGGGGACCACGGGTTTTCCTGCCTCGTGCCGGGATGTTGTTGCTCTGGGGACGGCTGCCCGACTTGTGTCGTCTGTGGATGTTTCTCTGCTGGATCCCAGTTCAGTTCAGGCAGGCTTTTTTGATGAGCGCCGTCAGATCGGGTCGGCTTCGAATGTGGCTAGAACAATTTATGCGTTGTTCCAGCAGCGCCTGGCTGAAGAGGTGGCTCGTTTCCGTGACGATCTCAACACTCCGATTCACTACCGGAAGTAGGATAGATGGCCCGTAGGTATTACTCGTCTACAGCGGTTGCGACCACTTTGTCAGCTTCCGCGAATAATTCCGCTACGTCAATTACCGTGGCTGCCCTTACGGGCTACCCGGCACAGACCCCGTTCACGGCGATCATTGACCCTGACACGGCCTCTGAGGAGGTTGTGGAGGTTACGAACGTTGCGGGCACTACTCTCACGGTGACTCGTGGTGTGGATGGCACGACTGCGTCTTCCCATAATGCTGGTGCTGTGTTCCGGCATGGTGTGTCAGCTCGTGACTTTGACGAGGCTAATGCCTTCGTCAATGGGGGCGGCGTCCTGAACTCGCTAATTCAGGGATCTAAGGGCGCGATCATCACCTCCACCGGGTCAGCGGTGGCAGCCCAGACCGTGGGAGCCAATGACACCCTGCTCGTCGCGGACTCAGCGCAGACCAACGGCATCAAATGGTCCGCAACCCTCGCAGGGCTGACACTCACGGCCCCCAACGTCACCCGAGGCGCACTAACCTCACCCATCGAGAAGGTCACCGTGTCCGCTACAGCGGCTACGGGCACCGTCAACTTCGACGCCGTGACGCAGGGCGTCCTGTACTACACGACTAACGCGAGCGGTAACTGGACACTGAACGTGCGAGGCAACTCGGGCACGACACTCAACAGCATCCTCGCCATTAGCGACAGTTTCACGGTGGCGTTCCTCGCCACTAACGGTTCGACACCGTACTACCAGACGGCGCTTCAATTGGACGGGTCCGCTGTTACACCGAAATGGATCGGCGGGTCGGCGCCGACGTCGGGCAACGCATCCAGCGTAGACATCTACACCGTGTCCATCATCAAGACAGCGAACGCCACGTTCTCGGCGTTTGCTGGCGTGACTAAGGCGGCCTGACTATGCCTGTGTTTGCTGGGTTCGCTTTTGCTGCTAGTGCGATCGGAGAGGGCAACTTCACCGACGCGGCTACTGGCACCTACTCAAGCAGCGGCATTGACTACAAATATAAGACGTACACCGGCAACGGGACCGTGACTATTGACCGGGCTGGATACGTCGATGTGGTTGTTGTCGGTGGTGGTGGCGGCGGTGCTAACACGGCCTCGCAAGACTTTGCTGGTGGTGGTGGAGGTGCAGGCGCTCACGTTGAAGAACGTGTCTACCTCCCCGCAGGAACCTTTAGCGTAGTGATCGGAGCCGGTGGCGCGGCTGCCGCAAATGGTTCACCATCTTTTCTTCACTATCTTGGCGCGGCTGGTGGCGGTGCTGGGGGTGCAAACACTGGCGGTAACGGTGCAGCGGGTGGCTCTGGTGGGGGTGGCGGGTCATCCGGTGGCACTAACGGCACGGGCGGCGCGGTCGCAGTGACCGGATACGGGAACGCTGGCGGTAACGGCGGCGGCACGACCGCTGTTCGATCTACTGCGGGCGGCGGCGGCGGGGCCGGTGCTGCTGGATCTAACGGATCGACGACGTCTGGCGCTGGTGGCGCGGGCAAAGCATCAAGCATCACCGGGTCGTCTGTCACCCGCGCTGGCGGTGGTGGTGGAGGCGCCGACAACACTACTGGGGGCGGCGCTGGTGGGTCCGGTGGTGGCGGTCAAGGCCGCCAGGCCACGACCACGGATAGTGCTGCCGGGACAGAAAATACTGGCGGGGGCGGTGGTGGCGGAAACAACACCGGACTCGGTAAGGCTGGCGGTTCCGGCGTGGTCATTATCCGAGTGAGGACAAACTAATGGCGCACTTTGCTTTGGTGGATGCCGAGGGCATCGTCCGAGATGTGCAGGTCATCGACAACGCCGATATCGACGGCGGCACATTCCCGAGCGGTGAGGCACTAGGTCAGGCTTTGCAGACCGCATTGGGCTTGGACGTGCCGGGATGCACATGGCTGCAATGCTCCTATAGTGGTGCGTTCCGTGGCGTGTTTCCCGGTCAGGGTTACCGCTACGACGCGGCATCAGACGAGTTTGTGGCACCTGTTGAGCAAGAGCCACAGCCGAGTGGCCCGCCACTTACCTAGGAGTAACGGACAGGGCGAAAGCGGGATTGAACCCCGGTCCAAACCGGGTGTACGCGGATATGCCTACATCGTGAGCCTAGAAGTAGGCGACCTGTAAAGGTTCGGCCCGATTCTTTACACG